TTGCAGAAGAAGATGGTGGAAGTTTACTTGAAGCATTTGAGCAATGGTCCATACAAAATGGTGCTCGCATGATAGATATGAGTTGCATCGCAAACGAACGAGAAGACGCAGTTTTAAGACTGTTTAAACGTAAAGGATATAATAAAATGGAAAACCACTTAGTCAAGGAGGTGGCCTAAAGCTGTCGCAACAGCACTAGCAGTAACAGCCGCTGTGGCTACTGCTGGGGGTCTTTATTACCAAAATAAAGCTGCAAATGAGCAGAAGAAGTATTACAAGTCTCAACAGAAGCAGGGTGAGCTACAACAAGCTCTTGCACGTAGAGATGAAATCAGAAAGGCTAGACTAGCTAGAGCCACTGCTGCTATCTCTGCTGAAGGGCAAGGTGTAGCAGATAGTTCTGGAGCACAAGGTGGTCAAGGTTCTATTGTGAGCCAAGGTAATGCCAACCTGTCTTTCTTAGATCAAATGGGTCGTCTATCTGACCAAGGCTCTAGAGCGCTGGGTAGGGCTACCACTTTTGGTAACTACTCTCAGATTTTCTCTGGGGTCGCAAACCTAGCTGTTACAGCAGCTTCATTCGCTGGTTCTCCTGTTAAAGCTGACGATGCAGTTAAAACAGGTTCAACTGGTGCAGCAACTGGAAGCTGGGGCAAATTAGCCGGAAGGTAATTAATGTTTAATAATATACCGGGTCCTGAATCTCCCTTTGAGTCTCTCAAGATTGATGAGATTGAAGTAGAAGGTTTAGATGAAGTAGCAAAAGAGCGTCAAGCGATGGTTGCTTCACTAGCCACTATTTCAGATGAGTATGATCCTCTCTCCGACTATAGTAAGATGTTGCAAATCAACCGGCAGCGTCTTGATCTTGCTGAGGAGGGCCGTATTCAAGATGAGATCAGATTAAAGAGTATTAAATCTTCGGCTTCTGCCTATGCTATGGCCGCCTCTCGTAATCCAGAGGTGACTGGTCAGCTTAATGAAGCCCTTGCTGCTCGTATCCAAGAGGAGAACGACAGACTGTATCCTATTGAGCAGGAGGCTTCTACACGCCTGTCTGAGATGTGGGGTACTGCTGATCCATCTGAGATCGAGTTGTTTGAGAGGTCTGAGTCTGTAGGCGCTGTTGGTGCCCGCATTGAGATGGACCGTCGTAAGATGGTTATCATGCGCGAGATTGAAAGAGCACAGATCGAGCTTGAAGATAGAAATATGTTCTTCAATGCTGTAGATATGGCATTCTTCTTTGCTATACCTTTGCTGGATGCTACTGCACGTACTGATAACGTACCCGGTGATAATCCATCACTCATTGAAGAAGTGTTTAGTGGTGGTCCTCATAGACGGGAGAATGCCTCTTTTATGTCTATGGACTTATCTCCAGAGGAGTTTGATGCACTTGTACCTCAAGTTATTGCAAATATTGAGAAATCTACTACTGACTTCGGATACAAGAATAAGCTCCAAGAGTTGGCCATTCTTTCAGAACTGGTAAATACACCATCAGTTATCACTGAAAATGCTATGAATACTTTAGACGCTTCTGGTGTAGCACTGGCTGCATTCAAAGGTGTTAGAGCTGTATCTAAACTCCCATCCGCTTTGGTATCCTCTGGATTAAGAACCGAAGCTGCTGAAACTATGTCTGGGGCTTTGAAAGCTCTGAAAGAAGGTGGTGAAGCAACTTCAAAGAAAGCTTTTGGAATCTCTTTTGATGACATTGCTGATGAAATGCCTGCTAAAGCTGTCAATCCTGATAAGGCTCTTGACGGTTCTATTGGTGTTGGTGTAGATGCTGCTTCTCGTTATGAGAGAGGTAAGGGTCTAGCTAAGGAGTTAGGTCTAGCAGACTTGACTGAACTCAATAGACTTCAAGGAGATGAACTAGAAGCGGCCCTCACTAAAGCTAGAGAGTTCTATTCTAAGCAATTGAACCGTAAGATTGAAGACGTTGAGATTATCAACCCGACTGAGGGTAGTGGTATCAATACACCTGTTATCCGTATCTTTGTTGGGAAGAGGGGTGGAGGTCTTTACGCATCTGAACAGTCTGCACTCAGAGCTGCAACTAAGCTTGGCTTGCAAACACCTGATGTAGTTATTAGAGCACCTAAAAAATCAGTAGGTGAGAAGGTAGTAGTTAAGAAAGCTAACCTGTTAGGTGCTGACCAAGACGAAGCTATTCAAACTGCTCGCTCCTACTTAGGCGCTAACAAATCAGATGATATTGTAATTGACCCTACTCGTGGGGAACTGGCCGCTCTTACCAACAACGGTATGAGTGATGTACGCATACTTGCGACTAAAAACGGCAACATCATCGCTGCTAATGCTGATGTCTACACACACTTCACTCTGGCCGATGAGTTGGGCATCCCTTATAAAGAAATGGGACGTGGTTTCTACAATCCTCGTAAAGTTGGTCGTAAAGAGTTCTTTGATTTTGATAAGAGGTATGACTCTATCCGTACCTTCAGAAGTGTAGATGAAGATTATTACAAACTTCAAGGTGATACGGCCCCAACTCCTAAACCTGATGGGTATAGAACCTCTAATAATAAGTTCTATCCATTAGATGATAATACACTCTATGTTACTAAAAAAGCTTTAGACACTCTTAGAAACTCTTTTAAACAAGGGGAGACTAGGATTGCTAAGGATGAGACAGGCTTTATGGGTGCCTACAGCGTATTTAATATTGCTGATGATTCTCCTATTAAACAAAGTCTTGTTGCTGTAGATACAGACCCAAGTAAAGGTCTTTACCCTGTCCGTCTTAGTGACGAAGGTAAGGTAGTTGAGTTTGGTGAGGATATTACTGAACTGGTTAAAGGTGATACTACACGTATCCCTAATCCAGACAAGAATATAATCAACAAAGAGTTAGATGAGAACATCAGTTTCCGTAATAAATTACGAAATATTAATAAAGGGACTGATGTAACCAATGATCCTGTTGTGTCATCTCAAGCCTCTGCTTGGGGTATGAATCTTAATGGTTTCAGAACTACTCTTGATACTAAGATCAGAGAGCTTAAAAAACTACTAAAAGAAACCCCTGATACAGTGGAGCAGACTAAACCTAATGCTCCTAAAGGACGTGTTGAGAAAGAGGCTGGTGGACAGTACGCTATTGTATTCGACGCTGCAGTGAATGAGAAAGGTCTCTTTGCTCCAATTACAGATACAAAAGCCTATACTCCTATTGGTAGATACCTTTTAGGTGGCAGACAACTTGCATCTGAAGACCTGTTTGGACTGTCTGTCCTTAGCTTGGCTCGTAGGAACAAGATTATCTCTATCCTTAAGAACCAGATTGCACCTGCATTCAAACCTCTTAATAAAAAAGAGAGAAAACTCCTAGACAAGATTACTCTATTTGGTGAGCAGGAGGCTCGTTGGTTCAATAAAGACGAACTACTGTCTCTAGTCCGAACTGAGATTGATAAACCAGCTACTGATGAAAGGATGTGGAAAGCTTATACTGCATTCCAAGACCTTAATGATATTGAATACTTTCTCCGTAATGCAGAACTGTACAGTATCAAATCCACTCAAGGTTTCAGTACCGTAGGGTTTAAACTCTCTGATGAGGTGGATGTAACTGCTAATGGTCGTGTCTACAGGGATATCACAACTGCTAGACCTAAAGGTCGTATCTACAACGCAGAAGAGCAGAAGACATACCCCAACGGTACGAAAGATCAAGATTTTAGCGCTAAGACGTTAAGGGATAATGGCTTCTACTTGGTAGAGCTTGATAAGCCTATGCGTTTACCTGATGGTTCTAGAACTCAGAACATTGTTATCAAACCTTCTAACTTAGATCAAAAACCTCTTAAACAAACTCAGATCAACTACAGAGCCGGTGGTCACCGTATCTACGGACCTAGGGTCAAGTACTTTGCCAAGCAAGCTGTTATTGAAGTTCAGCCAGACACACTTGAGAAGTACATGATGAATCCTAAAACTTGGATTGGTGGTGAAAGTGTTGTAGATGTCAGACGTTGGGTTGACACTATGGAAAATGCTCGCAGGCAGGCTGTCCGTTGGAGAGCTGGTGAGTTGACTGATCTTGGTTTTAAAAGAATCATTAACAAACTGTTAGATGAACCGGGTTACCCAAGTACTGATGAGTTCATTAAAGGTATTGATGATGGTACTATCCGTCTAGAGGAACCTTTTGAGGTTGTCTATGACAGAGAGATGCCTTCTGCATACTACAGAGGCTCTTTCAATACTGATATGGTGGATGAGCTACCCGGCAATATCTCCAATATGGATACTGTTGGTCGTCTCTACTACTCCCCTAAAGGTAGTACATTAACAGATGTTAAAGGTCAAGAACTTCCTGTACTTAACTTATACGAAACTATTAATAAATCTCTTAGCAACGTGGCCAATACTGTGGGTATGGGTCCATACAAGATCAGAGCTATGGAGAAGTGGGTTGAGACCTACAGACCATTCCTCGATGATCCTTCTGGCTCCAATGCCAAGATGTTCGGGGATGCCAAGTTCCGTAAAGGTGTTGATGGTCGTATTATTGCTGCAGCTCTCCAAGAGAGAAGTGTTGTTAAGAGGGTTATGAACTGGACGACTGAAGAGGATGGCTTCTTTCAAAGAACTACTAGATCAATTGTAGAAATGGTAGATGAAGCAGCGGCTCCACTCCCTAATGCTGTTCGTGAGAAGATTAATGCCCCAGTTAATTGGATGGCTAGTGGGGATTTGATGCATCGAATGAGGGGGCTTGTCTTCGATATGAAGTTAGGTTTCTTTAACGCCGGTCAATTCCCTATGCAAATTACAACTATGCTTGCAGCTTCTTCAATCGACTCTGGTAAAGGATTCCAAGCTATGATGTCTCTCCCTGTTATGAGAGCATATACATCTGGCGGTAAAGTCTCTAGAGCCTCTGCGATTGAGGTTATTAATAATATTGATCCTAAAGTTATGGGTTTTAAAAATGCAGACGAATTAATTGAAATGATGGATGAGATGAGAAATGGTGGCTTCCTTGAGGTCAACTCTACTCATGTTCTTGCTAATGACTTCAACTCCACTAAGGCTTATAACCTAACAGGTAATACTGCTCAGGATATACGAGAAGGTGGTCGTTTCTTCTTCTATGAAGCGGAGAGATGGAACCGTTCTGTTGCCTTTAATATTGCTTGGAGACAAGTGCGTAAAGCTTCGCCAGACCTAAAAACAACCTCTCAGGATTTCCTAGAGGCTGTGTACACTAAAGCTGAAGACTTGTCTATGAACATGACTGAGGCATCCTCTGCTGCATGGCAGAAAGGTCTTGCGTCTATTCCTACTCAGTTCTTTCCATATCCGGTTAGAATATTAGAGGCTCTTTTTGGTAAGCAGTTCACTACATCTCAGAAACTTAGATTATTTTTAAGTCAGGCTTTCCTTTATGGTCCTGCAGGAACACCATTTATTGCATGGGCATCAGACAAGATAAATGGTGAGAAGGGTGAAATAGCTAAGTTTGATGAAGAGCCTCTCAAAGCCTTCTTGGATAGAGGTGCTATTGACGCAGCTATTTACATGGCTACTGCAGGTGAAGCAGATGTAGCGTTCAGCCGTAGGGCTGGTACAGGACACTTCTGGACAGACACTATCAAGGAACTCTTCAACGTTGGTCGCTACGGTGACTCCTCGGCTGTTGACAACCTAGGTGGTGCCACTATCAATGTCTTAGGCGACACTGCTGCAGATATGGGTGATGTAATCAAATATGCATATGCTGAACGTGGGTTAGGTCCACTGACAGAGAATGCTTTCATTGGTATGGCTAAGAACGTCTCTACTATTAACAACACTCTTAAAGCCTATATGGCTTGGAAGTATGGAGTGATCCAGTCTACTGAAGGTAACTTCACCTTTGAAGTAGAACCAACTGAAGCTTTCGCTGCTGCTCTTGGTATTCCACTAGGAGAAGAAGCAGACCTGTCGGCTAAGATGGATTGGTTAGCTAATAGAAAAGAGAACAAGGAAGAGATTGTAAACATCCTTAGACAATACAGGATTGCCCTTGCTAATGACTGGGGGGATCGTGAGAGGATCAGGAATGAGGTTAAAGCTGTTATGATGCTTATTCCACCTGAACTGGTCGATGAGGTATTGGCTGATGTCTACAAGTTCGACAATGACCTACTCTATGAAAGTGTTTCCAAATCTATTGAAGAAAAGAAACGTAAAGACGAATATGCTAGAAAAGTACGTAAACAAGCAGAAGAGGCCCAAAAATAATGGCTAGTTTAACTGATACACTACAAACTTCTGGATTTAAGAAGCCTGTGGTAAATACTACAGTACAGCAGCCTGATATCTTTGGCACTATTGCTGATACTGCTGATGCTTTTATTAATGCTAGAGCTAGTAGTCGCAGCAAAGGTAACCCTGAAGCTGAAGCCAGAGCTGCTGAGAAGCATGAGGACTGGAGACAGGATGAAGCTGCTAAGAATGAGTTAGCTAGAGGTGCTTACAATATTCTCTCAGAGGATAAAGCAGAAGCTAAGCAACTAGTAAATGCTAAGAACTCAGGGGCAATCTCTGAGACTGGGTTTACTGTACGTTCTAAAGCTCTTGTGTCCAGACTTATGAATAAGTATGAAGGTAGTGAGTACGCTATCTACCAAGCTTTGAGTGAGGTGGGTCTTGATGATCCCCTCTTCAGAGGTATTAGAGCAGAGGAAGCACGCTTCACAGCACAACTTGATGAAGAGACTGCTACTAATGCAGCCTTCACTAAAGCAGCTACTGACTCTGGTATCAATCCAGCACTATACACTCCTGAGGAGTATAGAGAAAAGGGCCGTACAATCTTACAAGCTAAGGCTGAGATTGAGAATGGTATGAAGCTGCATGAGTACGAAACTGCAAAGAACACAGCTAATAAAGCTCTTATTGATAAGATTGAGTACAACGTAACATCCAGTGTTATCCAGAGCTTATCTCCTAAGGCTTCTGAGTTAACCAGAGAGCTTCAATCTATTATTGCTTCTGCTGGATCGGACGAAGAGTTAGTTGCTCAGATGATGGAGCTTGGGCCTCAGTACCAGAATGTAATTCAAAGCTATAAGCTTGATGCTCTGGCTAAGGTTTCAGGCTTTGCTCCTGATCAGGTAGAGAGAATCAACTCCCAATTTGCTATCTATGAGAATATGATTGCAGACTCTATGAGTGGTGATCTGTCCTCAGCTAAACTTGCTGCTGAACGTCTCAAGTTCTTGGAAGATAGTAATGTACTTCTAGGTCATGAGGTTGCACCCGCATATATGGCATTACTTAATATCGCAGGTCCAGCAGGTTCTGGTGAGATAGTCAAGATTTGGACACAACAGAATGAGATTGCGGACGAACTTACTGGTCTTGTCTCTAAAGGTCTTACAGATATTGTTAATGGACGTCAAAGCCCAGAGGCTCTAGAGACTCGTGGTATATTAGACACCTACCAAAAGGCTGCAGAAGATCCTGCCATTCTAAATGTAACTGATCCTGATAAAGCTACTCAAGTAGTCAAGATGCGTTCTCAATCAGCTCGTATCTCAACTAAGCAGTTGAATGATAATCCTGACAATGTGGCGATGCAGACCCAGTTTGCAGAAGATATGCGGGTAGTTTCTTACTCTGCTGCTTCAGTCCCGGATACTGTAGCTACTGAAGGTTATGTCAAGAACGTGGATAAGATTCTATTCAATCCCGGTACTATGGCAGCACTAGACTCTCTCAGCCACTCTCAACCTGCTAAGGCAGCTATAATTAAAAAGAACCTCACGACGGCTATATACAATGCGTCGGAGGCTCAAAAGAGAATAGCTAGTAATTTCGGGGCTCAGTTTGGTAGTAACAGAGGTACTGGTAGAAGTGCTGGCCCAACTAGTTCCAACAATCCTAGGGCTAAGAGTGTAGCACCTACACTAGTCTACAATGATAAGACTGGTCTATATGAACAGACTGCTGGTCAGTTAGGTTCTACTGGTAACTCTAGAACTTACTTCGATGATGAAGTTGTGAGACTGAACAAGTTCCTAGACTATGGTGTACAGCTTGGTGATGAGGTAGGTATCTTCCCACCTGAGTTCAAGACTTATAAAGAGAAGAGAGATTTCCTTGCATCAGGTCAACTGAGTGATGAAGTGTTACAAGGGTTAGAGGATCGTACGGTTAGCAGCACACCTAGACCTACCAAATCTCCTAAAGAGATGACCGCTAGCGCTATCGAGGCTGTTAATGCTGATCTTAGAGCTTCAATCTCTAATAATGAACAAGCACGAACAGTTGCTAAATTCTCTTCTGGTTTAAAGCAGAAAATCTACCAAACCGAATCTGGTAATGATTATGACAAGCTTTATAATAACTCTGAGAAAAGTGTCTTTATGACTATCAAACCTACAGAGATGACAATCAAAGAGGTATTAGCTTTCCAAGACCCATCAGGTCCATATGCTCAGTATGTAGCAGAGAATAACGATGGTGTTATATCTACTCCTGTTGGCGCTGGTCAGGTAGTTGGCACTACTCTCAGACAAGCTGCTGAAGAGTTAGGTATTCCTTTAGATACTTATTTCACACCAGAGGTGCAAGATATAATTGTAGAGCACCTTATTATGAAGAGAGTAGAGGAAAGCCTCAGAACAGGTAAACCTCTTAATGAACTATTAATTAAAGAATTTAGAGGATTAGATGGACAGCTTTAATGTAAAACACTGGAGCCACCTCAGCCCTGCTCAAGTTATAGAGTGGAAAGAGTTGGCCCCTAACTTCTCACCAAACGAACTCGCTTCTAAAGGTAATCGTTCTCTCTTCATTGTCAAGGACGCACTCGTAGCCCTCCAAGCTGTGAGAGATAAGTGGGGCGGTCCCATCATTGTAAATAGCGCGTACCGTGATCCGGCCTATAATAAGCTTGTTGGTGGTGTCAAAAACAGTAAGCACATAAGTGGTATTGCCTTCGACCTCGCTATCGACAATCAAGAAATGGGGAGGGAACTTGAACGTATAGCCATAGAATGTGGGTTTAGAGGTATTGGGCGTTACAACACCTTTATCCACATTGATAAAAGGCCACGTAGAGCTTCTTGGGGGAAATGGTATGTTTAACCTTTTAAAAGGAAATATATTGATTTGGCTAGTTCCTCTGCTTTTCGCACTTTGGGTATCATCTCTAGGTCTTGTGTACCTGAAAGGTGAGGCAAACGGCGAAGCACAGTGTCAAGCAGAGCAACAGCTCTCTCTAATTTCTGGTCAAGAGAATGTAATTCAAGAGCTTCTTGCTCTGAAGGAGTCTCAAGAAACTTTTTATAATAATCTTCGGGAGACAAATGAAAACCTTTCTAATGAGTTAAAGAATAAAATTGAAAATAAAGAAACTATAATCAAGGAGAAGTTAGTTGAAAAACCTGTTAAAGTTGTCGGGGATTGTTCTATTGACTACGATGCTGTACGGCTGCACAACGACCTCGCAACCGCAGGCAACGACTAAGATAGAGTATATCTCAGAACCACAACCAGTACCTCCAGAGGTCTACTTAGTAGAGTGTCCTGAAGAGCTGGATACAGTAGACATAACCAAAGAGTCATGGGACTCACTGTCTGCTGAGGGGCAATTAAACCTAATAGATAAATCTAAAGCAAGATGGGCACTAGAATATCAAAAATGCAAGTTAACACACAATGAACTCGTCAGATGGCATCGAACTAATGACAAATAACATTTTAATGAAAGGAGTTGAGTTCGTGGTACACACTTATGAATATTTTGCTCTCTCCTTTTTCTTGGCGAGTGTAGGGCTCTTTTTGCCTGATAACAAGGATAGAAAAGAATCTATAGGGTACTTTGTAGCCGCTATAATACTGGGTACAGTATCAGGCTTTACAGCTAAACATACACCTTTCCTAGCAGACTTCGACTTTCTTCTTTCAGTACTAGGTACTATATCAGGTCCTGCAACTTATGCAATGGTTAGACGTAAGACTCTAATTGACTTGCTTAGAATGTATAAGACGGCTGAGAAAGGTAAACCAGATACAGGAGACAAGAATGAAGATTAAGAGAAAAGCACCAGCTAGGTCAACAAGAATGCAGAAAGCTTTGAAGAGTTATAGTAACTCAGATATGCAGCCTGATAAGGACTTGAAGAAGTTATCTAAACAAAGGTCATTCTCTAAAGTTGTCCAAGCAAGCAAGACCTCTAATATCCCCGGTACAGTAAGTAATAGGCTTAAGTCCGGTAATAGATACGAGAGGGCTGATGCTCAAAGAGAGTTGAACTCATACCAGAAGCACCGAGACTCTCGAAATGCTGCGGCTAAGTTCAAACGAAAGAACAAACGATAAAAAGAACCCCCACTGGAAATCTCCGGCGGGGGTTTTCTTTTATGGCTCTAGAGCATCCACACGGGTGTCTAGGTCTGTAAGGCTTGAGTTGACTATTGTTAGAGATGTATTTACAGAAGCTTGTTTAGCAGCTTCTTCTCGTTCAACTTTCTTGGCTCTTTTCTTCAGATACCTCGGATTTTGCCTTCGGCTTGTTCGATCCTTTTTTGTCATTCTCTTTCTTTCTTAGTGTTGCTAATAGGATTTCTTTATCACGTACAGAGGTACAGTGTCCAATACACTCACCTTTCTCAAACACCTCCCACATCTGTGTTGAAGGGTTCTTACTAGCCTGATATATCGACGACTTCACAGAATCCTCCTGAGCAGGCGAGTTCTTGGCTTCCTTTTGTGGTGTCTTCATTCTCATAATCCTTTAATTTACTCCAGTCAATACTTAACTCAGGAGCTTGTTCATACTCTTCTTTAGTGATGGTCTGATATGGTGCCTGCTGATATACATGGTCATCTTTAGGGAGTAGTGCAATACCACTAACCTTATCAAAGATACGATATACATTAGCGCCCATTTGAACCCACTCTTCTTCCTCGATAGAGATTGTTACAGAAGGTTTATGTTCACACCACTTGTCTTGAATATCTTCCCAAATCCAAAGGTGTTCATTACAATTATTTAATTGTTTACTACCTTCAGGACTCTTTACGTAGAAAGAGAAGACCGTTGTATCTTTAGGTCTGGTTACATCAGGTTCATTAGGAACACCTTGATCAATTAGGAATTGAGTCATAGGGTCTTTATTATCACCACGAACTGTTCTAATATAATACTCAGAGTGTCGTGGGTGCATACCTGATGCAGAGTTGACTAACTGTGATACAGTACCACTCGGCTTAACACAAGTAACAGAAGCAGACTGATTAATACCAAATATGTCAGCGTAGACTTTGTTTCTCTCGACTGCATAGTTTCTAAGAGCTTGTAAACTTATTTCACCAGAGAGTAGTCCGGGGTTATCAAAGATTCCGGTGAGGCTGACTCCAAGAAGCCTTTCTTCTTCGCAGTTATTTTGCCAGACTTTTCGGAGGTATTTAAAGTCTGTCCATCTTGATTGGACTGTTCCGAGGAAGACTGCTGTGTCGATTTTTCGTTGAAGGCTATCAAATGTGTCATCGTGTCTGACAACGACTTCAGTAAGGTTGCAGAACTGATAGGGGCGGAGGATGATTTCGCTGCATGGATTAGTCCCAAAAGCAATACCTTCAGATTCCCTTCGTTCAGTTCTCTCAACTTGTCTACGCACTGCAGGGCGTGAAAAGATGCCTCTTTCTCCTGATTTTGACTCATAGATATTATACCATTCTTTCATGAATTGACCGACTGAAGGTTTCTCTTCATAGACGGCTGAGTTGTTAGCTAGTGCACGATGAGGGTGTGTTACCCACCACTGACCTGTCTTGGCCTTAGCCATCTCATGATCATCAAGATCACTTAGGCTGATAAGAGCACTTCGTCTAACACCACCGACAACAACAATTTCGGCTGTTTTGCATATAAGATCGTGACACTCAATTGGTTTGAGTTTACGACCCTTAGCGTTAGTGATTGTATCAATTGCGAATCTAAAAAGGTCTTCGAGGGGCTGAGGACCACTGGCTCTCCCACCAAAAGTTTTGAGACGAGCGCCCGCCGGTCGTACTTTACTTGTATCCCATTTAGGAATTTGTCCACTGTAAAGAAGAGCGAGTAATTCCCTGAAAGCTCTGGCCCACCCTGCTTTACTGTCCGTAACTTCAATCGTTGTGTCAGTTGTTTCAAAATGCTCATTAACGATTGGTAACTTATCTGTGTTTGACTTCTCGACACTGTATCCTACTCCTGTACCACACATAAGAATGTACATAGTTTCATCAAAAGCACGGAGACTATCAACAGGAAGATATGCACAGTTGTAACCTGCTACATTATCACGAGATAAGGCGGGACCAGCAGTCATAAGAGCGCGCATAGAAGGCATTACTTCTAGGTTTTTGATAGCATCCATAGAATCATTGATTTTAGATACTACTAAGTCATACTCTTCTACAGAGACCCCTAGATTTGGTAAACCACTGGTGTCATTATACACGTAGTCTACATAACGTTCTACAGTTTCAGGCCAAGTCTCTCGACGGTTCTCGTCTTCCAACCACCTAGCATATCTACTAAGTGCAATAAAGTTCTGATAATCATCCATCTACAAACTCACCGTCTTTAACCTTATATTCTTTTACTTTGTCTATTTGAAAGTCTCCTACAAGTCTTAAGTAAGCTCTGCCACCATCTATGGAGCATCCATCACCAGTACTTCTAAAATCGTGGGTGCCTTGACTATACACACTATTGTAGGTACTGAATTCCAACTCTTCTACTTTATCAGCATTACCAATATAGACAGTGCTTCCATGAGTAGTGATACCGAAATATCTGTTGCCAAACTCAGGATGTGGGGAACCATCTGCTCTATAGAATACGTCATAGATATGACCATAAGGTTCTAGTTCAGTGGTGCATACATATTTAATATCTACATTATCTTTTAGAGAGTAGTATTCGATTACCTTGTCTTTATCTATATTAGGTGTGTGTTTTACAGCTTCATCCATCGGTTAAATTCTTCTTTGGTTTATTGTCTTTCAATAAATATAAAGCCTCTTCATAACCAATATCATCAATAATAAATCTTAGAATATCACAATGTGAATTTGTATCACTAATGATGTAACACTGTTCAAGATCTAAATCATTAACTCTTTTAAAGGTTAGATCAGACATCTTCACTAATGGTGTTTTAACTTCACCCATTTTGTTTTTCCTTTAATTTCTTCTGAAGCTGTTCGAAGAACCACACCTTCTGTGCCATAATCTTGTTAGAAGGGTCCTTACCAAGTTCAGTACCTGCACCTACTACGCGCATCTCTTTGGTCTGCCAAGGTGCTGTGTATACTGTACCTTCGTGTTCATAAGTAAGTCTCCAAGTTCTTTCGTTCTCTTCGATCTTTACTTGTTGTTTAAAATCTTCAAATCTCATGTTAACCTCAAAGGTCTAATAATTCTAACGTGGGTGGTGTCATACCCCCACTTCTCCATCTTTCGATATAGTGATTCTGGAACCCAGTAAATCAAAGAACTCTCGCTGTTCTTCAGTAGATGTTTCGCTGACGCCTTCGCTTTCCTTAGAGTCTCTAGGCTTACGTCCTTCTGTGACATTAATCAACATCTCCACATAGTGTGCAGCTTTCTTCAAGTCTTCAACACCATTCTTCTCATTATATCTCATTACATACTTAATGACATTACCTACGAGCCAACCGGGACCTACTGTTTCTACAATAAAGTCCACTGGTTGAATATCATACTGCTCGTAGTGGGTTTGACGTTTAACGTCAGTCACATTCTACATCCAGTGTTAGGAGTACTTCATCCGCTAGGTCCACGTAGTGTTCTTTAATTTTGTCATCAAAAGCTTCGTAGACTTCTCGCATTCCAATGCCAAGGAATTCAACGAGTTCACCCGGTGTGAAGTGCTTATCCAATCTTCTATACATTTCATCCATGATTTAACCATACATCTCTTTCAGTCGTTGTATTGAGACCCATTCTAGGTCATAGTTACCATCTTCAACATTGTGTTTAATAACAACACCTCTACGCCAGAGATAGTTAGTATTAGCTGCAAAGTCCGGGTCATAGTCTTGGAAGACACCACAGAATAAAGCATGGGACCTTTTTCCCTCTACGTTTGATTCTGTTTTGTATTCAAATGTGTGAGTATGTCCCATAGTACAGGAGGCTCTTTGACGTGTAAGTAGGCTATTAGCAGAGGAAATAGGACGACCCATAACACCGGAGACAAAGTAGTGGGTATAATTAATCCCATCAATATTTACAACTTCGTTGAAGGGGTGTTCTTCCCAATTATATTCCTTTGATTGTAGATCAGAGAGTCCAATAGTTCCCTCAAGTAGTTCGGGTTCTCGGTCAATTGCACGGACAATTCTGTATTCGTGATTGCCAAGGCACCTAACAAATCTAGGAAGTTTCCTTTTTCGTTTACGGAGAGGTGAGAGAACTCTATCTTGAGCTTCAATACCTGCTGCAATATCGTCCTGATATCTTCGTCCGTGAAAACCCCTAGTCCCCTTATCGTATGAACAAAGTGATGCCATGTCGAACCAATCCCCGATGTCAATAACAACGTCAGGGTTGACGTCCATGATGAGTTTTGATAGATAGGAGTATCGCTCATTACTGAAGTCCGGGTGTGCATGGCTATCAGGAATTACTAAGTGTGTCTTAGACAATAGGTCTCCATCCTTTTCTAATTGTATCAAAAGGTATTGGAGTATAATTGATCTGTTCTACAGACACATTTATATACCTTTCATCTGGGGTTCCGTCTAGGTTTCTTACTATATTACTATGTAGGTGTCCGTGTATATTTCCAGAACACCATCTAGCAACACTTTCAGGGTGTATTGGTATATGTGTTAGAATAAACGTATCTAGTTTATGGCTTCCTCTGATGTCGTCAAAATAAGGTAGATAATCTCTAAGTTTAAAAATATCATGGTTACCTTTAATCAAAACTTTTCTACCATTAAGCCTATCTAGTGTTTTAAGACACCTTCTATTAATGACTACATCACCTAGATGATAAACCCTGTCTTTTTCTTTTACTACACTATTCCAATTTTCCACCAAAGCTTCATCCATTTCATCAGGATTATTCCAAGGTCTTAGAGGCGTACCATCACCTCTTTCAAAGTGAGTAACACCTTTATGTCCAAAATGTGTGTCACTGATTAGGAACGTATTCATTTATCACCTTAAATCTTTCTTTTTAAAATCACCTGCCTTAAGCCACTTAAATCCATTACGTTCTGCCCATTGTGCGTGTGTCATTCTCTTTGTTCCGGGGACTTTCTGGTCAGGGTTTGCGAAGACGAATACAAATGTAACATCTGGATTACACTTCTTCACATGGGAGTACTTAGACCGGTCATTTGGCATAAGTACTCCCTTCACTTCTAGATGAATACCGCTCTCAAGATTAAAGTCGGGAGTATAAGTCTTCTCTACAACATAAGGAAATTTTTCATCCTCGTAGGAAAACTCGACCTTCATCTTTTTAAGGCGAGCTGCAACCAGAGCTTCTAGCCGAGAGCGGTAACCCTTAGTCCTCTTCCCTCTGGAATGGGACATATTAGTTCACTGTTGCCAGTGGTCTTGCTACTACAGAGATGATACGATCATCAGGAATAGCCAAGATTGGTGTAAGAAGTACGTCTGTATAGTTCTCACAGATTGCAATGAACTTAGCCATACTAACTAAATAACCTTCAGCCGAAGCTGTTTGTTGTGAGTTTTCTCCATTGAAGTAAGTAATGTCAAAGATTCTTGCTGGCGGGGTTGAAGACTCTTCTTGCTTTCCACCGTCGAATACTGTAAAATCAGTCATATATTTCTTTCTTATATTGCTTCAGGAACGTTCGGTTCCTTAGTTACTTCTGTTAGAAAGACCGGACCAGTAGAGTAGATAAATGTTCTGAGCCCTTTACCGTTGTTTGCGTCTTTCCAGCAATGTTTCTTAAATGGGCAGTATGAACAGTTTACACCTAGTTTCATATTCCCACTCTTACCCATAGGTTCTGGATCATAGCACTTCGGAGGTGGTGTATTACTTTCTAGAGCTTCTCTAGCTTTGTCAATACGTACCGAAGGGAAGTGCATCTCCAATTCGTCTAAGTCCACAGGCATGAGAGCAAGATCACCTGTTTCCTTGTTAATAGCCAGAAAGCCTGAACCTTCTAAGGTTCCTTTAAGCTCATCTGACTCTGCATAACCTGATAGTTGGTGCATGTAACCAAAGGCATCGTTTTCTGCTAAGGTTCCGTCTGCAAACTTCCTGAAGGAAAACTTGGAGGCAGACTTAACATCAACTAGGTGCCCATCAATCTTAGCATCAATGTGGCCTAGGATACCGTTAAGAGAGACTTCTTGTTGCTCATCTTCAACCGTGTGCCCTGCACATTTAGTAAGGAAGAGTGTCACCTCTTCAAGAATATCACCATAGAGGAACTTAAAGAGAGTATTCCCTCTAAGCTCTTCTCTGGGGATACCATCACCTTGGTTCTCATACCAGAGTTGACGAAGAGGTTTACCAATCTGAGACATCCTTAACCCGGATGAACGGCGCTTCTCAGTGGATAATCTACTCTTCATCAACTCTCGCATATTCCCAGCAAACTCATCTAAAAGTTCATCTGAGATATCTTGACCATCTTTTAGTAGTGCGTAGATGTCATCTACAAGTGTTGTAATTTCTTTTTTCATGTTAGGACACCATATACGCAAATAATACTAAAAGGAAAATGCAAACTATTAGGTCAGTCAAATATAGCCTTAGGCCAAAGGAAGACATCGTAGAGATAGTCTTTTAAGTCGATTGTAAAGCCAAAGGTTTGGAAGGTAAGGCAGCCATAAAGAAGGCCACCACCCAAGTAAAGACCAATTAAAAAACTAATCATTCTTCGTCCCAATTCTCTACTACTTTAGTGCCTTCAGGATCAATATCGAACTCTTCACCATCACCCTTGGATTCATAAGGCACATGCTCACGAACTAGGATTGTAATAGCAGAGGGTTTGAAACGTTGTCCTTTACGGTCATTGATTTCATTGATACCATACTTAACGTCTACGATGGAACCATTACCAATCAGCTTACTCTGAGGCCATGCCATACCATCTGCGGCAATGACTTCAATACGCTTAGCTGGATCACCATTACGCTTCAATTCACTACGACGATAGGTCCAGATATTATCGCCATTCTTTTCACGAATGTACTTGGCAGTAGTCACACCAGCATTTTCCATCTCTGCAACCTGCTCGTCAGTCAGAATGAAATCAACTGTCCATTCGTTACCATCAGTAGGTTCATATTTAGGAACTGGATCACCAAGAATTTTTGCCCAACGCACTTCTAAGTTTTTAATAATCATGTTGTTTTTTCTCTTGTTATTTTGTATTGTAATAGTATTATAGCAGTTATTTAGCGTTATGTCAACTGATAATTTCCAATTTCTCCATTAATGTATTGTAATCTTTAATGTGTTTCTGCCCAGCTTTTCCCAATTGAATAATCTCCTGTCATTGGTACTAATAGATTAAGTTGTGGTGCTGCTTCTTCCATAGCCTGCACTGCAGTTTTACCTACATCTTCTGCACACCATTCAGCACTATCATACTGCCACTCATCGTGGATATCACCAACCTTCATTACATCGAATCCATGTTGCTGGATTAGACTATAGTGATTAATACAAGCCTGCTTCATAAAGACAGCGCCTGCTGGTTGGACTTTGTAGTTAAGAGCGGATCGCTCAGAAGGGCACCTGACATACCCACCATCGAGACATTTAAGGAATGTGTTGTTCTGTCTCCACTCTTGTTTAGCATCAGCCATAGCTTTGTTTAAGCCCGGTACAGCGGCCTCAAGTACACCAATGATCTTCTCACCCATGTTGGAGTCTAGACCGAATGTCTGACCAATCTTAGCCGGATATGCACCAAAGATATAAGCATAGAAGGCTGTCTTACATTGAGCCTTGGTGGATTCAAGACCTAATTGCTCCTCAATAGCATTCTTGTTCATGATATGAGTATCACCCATCATGTAATCAATATGCTGCTGTTGTCCGCCTAGGAAGTGGGCGAATAGGAGGGCTTCAAGAGACTTGGCATCAATACCTACGATAAACCTATCTGGTCGTGCAATCCAAAGGGACCTACACTCTTCACCGAACTTAGCTTTAACACTAGGTATATTTGCAGTATTAGGAGAGGAGTGAGTACATCTACGAGAGTTGGCACCACAGGTGAAGACAGACCCGTGAATACAAGAGTCGTCCCCTAGATTCTCTAACCAAGTATTGATCATGTTAGCTCTGCCGTTAAGCACAAGCCAGTCAGCGATCATTGATACCTCAGGTATACCACTCTCCTCGGCAAACTCAAGAAGGCTCTCCTCGTCCACCTGAGGATTACCACCACCCCCTTTAGGCGTCTTCTTAGTGAACTTAGTAGGCTTCCAACCTAGATCGAGAAGACGGTCAACCCTTTGTGCTGGCGAGCCGATGTTGAACTCAACCTCTTCCCACGTCTCATACGTCGTCTCTGACGTCCACTTAATTTGGTATTTGTCAACATGTTGTTGGTAGTATGCATAAGGTGTTCCATCTTGTTTTAAGCGATATTTGTATTCATTTACTTTCTTAGGCCACGGTGGAAACTTCTTTTTAATTTCCAAGCCTAAGTCGTACTCTTGTTGTCTTAAGTCTCTGTAGAGTTTGATAGCTGCTTTCTTGTCAAAGAGCCAACCATTACGTTCTTGCTCAGCAATGATGTGTCTGAACTTGTGTTCAATCTCACAGCTTCGTTCTGAGTAACCTCTCTGTTTAAGTCTGTTAATTAGTGCTCTAAAGACTTTAGCTGTAATCTCTGTGTCTCTTTCACAGTAGGTTACCATCTCATCAGTGAGTTTAGAGAAGTCGTGAAAGCTAATCTTTTCTAGTCCGAACCTCTCACCCCACGCTGCTAGTGAGTGTCCATCCTCTATTCGTGGGTAGTAGAGTTGGGATAAGACCATAGTATCAATAACATTATTGTAGTTGATACCTGCCATCCATAGAGGATTAAGAGCTTTAGGTACATCGTAACAGAGACCATTATGGGTTACATAAATGTAATAATCTTTATGGAACTCAGCCCAATCTTCTCTATTGTAAAGTCTTATTACCTCATCAGTCTGTACATTACGTACTACTGTAACCCAGATTCTGTCTGGTTCTAAGGAGTTACCCTCAACATCTACTACCCAATAACGTTCATCATAAGTTAAATACATGAACCTCTTTTCCGATATATTTCATAGATCATCTCTAAGACCAAGTGCTTGATCTAAAACCTTTCTGATTTCTCTGTTTCTGAATTCTTTTGTAGGTTTTTCTTTTATATATCCACACACAGTTGTGTACTTGTTATCAAGTTTAAAGACTATAAAGTATTTGTACTTTTGTTGAGAGAGACTCCACTCAAACCCAAAACTAATATTAAACTCAAGAGGTATTTTTATCTCACAAGGTACTTCCATCTTAAATACATGAACCTCTTTTCCGATTGATTTCATATAGTCAATCATATGTTTAGTACCTCTAGACTTACCATCCCAGAAAGCTAAGAGAGCATCTGCATAATCCCCCATTTCGATGTTACGGAGAATACCAGCCTTCTTTCCATGCTTATTCCATTTAGGTTTGAAGTAAGCAATAGGTACATCATTATCAATAGCCCACGCTTCTCCGATAGAGTCTGGGCCTTTAGCCGTACCACATACAATCTCACTTACATCAAAGGACTCAATAGTCTCTCTAATAAAGTTAGTGTCTGAAATCTTTCTAGAACCTGCTACGATATATTTCATAGAATATCTCCCCACACAATAATTGCCTTTTCGTCATTTTTATCTCATTAAGAATGTCTACTTGTTTCATGGGTACTCATCCTCAATAAGAGTGGCAAAGCAAGGTGCTCCTACTTTAAACACTTGAATCCTGTCACAAACTCTTGTGTAGAACTCTCCACCTGTTAGACCTATATCAAAAGCTCTGTCCCACCAATCCCATTCTTCGAAATCAAAGTAATCAATACAAGATTGAGGAAGATTTTTTAATAGTCTTTTTATCTTATCTTCTTCCCACACCTCAGATCTATAAATATTACCAATATGATAATCTGATCTGTCAGAGGACTTAGTGAAAAGTTTGGCAAAAGCTACATAAGCCTTCATACCTTCTTCAGATAGTCCATCTAATTCTACAGTTTTGTAGTTATCTCCATCATTCTCCCAAGAAGTAATCTTGACTAAATAACCTGCTTTAACTAGTGTTACCACGGAGCTTCTCCCATTTTTGCTTGGTTTGCTTGTTCTTCAGATATTTCCCGCTGAATGCCAGTCTCTGGATCATAGTATAGGTGACAAGCCAGTCCTGTTTCACCACAGAAGCGGTTCTCTGTGACGAAGACTTTGGTTGTGTTACGTTCAGCATCCGAAGAGGCCATCTTGTCACGCTCAAGTCTAATAACAATGTTAGCAAGTTGTTCAATTCCTTGTGTACCTCTGATCTGACCATCACGGTTTTGGTGAACCACTGCAATTACACAGATATTCAATTCCATGCAAAGGGTCTTGATCTTTGTTGAAATCTCATCAAGCTGTTTACGTTCATCACCTGATTGATCGGACACAAGAATAGAGATGTGATCTAAGATTATATACTTACAACCTAGTGCGTGCATGTGGTGGATTTTGTCCAGAACTGCCTGAACTGCATTAGAACCAAAGTGGTCCCAGATTACAATACGATCAGTGTTTACTGTTGCATCATAATATTTCTTGATGTCCTTAGGATCACAGGCATCCCATACATCAGGTAGGTGCAGTCTCTTACCTGCTTCAATGGACATAAGATTGAGAGCAGTGTCTCTGTTACTCTCTTCCAGTTTCATTAGACCAACCTTGGCATCTTCAGTATTCCTGAGGATATGGTGGGTAATGGTGCCTAGGAGTGTTGTCTTACCAACCTTAGGGGGTGCATTGACAACGATAAGCTCAGAGAGTCGGATACCGTAGGTCTTTACATTAAGACCCTCATATGGATAGAGGATAGTCTCATGCTGAGGGGGGTTGATGATGTCATCCCAAATCTCACTACCTAGTTTGAGACCAGCAGGAGTGTACTTACCTGCACGGAACCATTCATTCTTGAACTCTTTCTCTTTACCAGCCCTGAGATAGTCATTAGGGTCTTTGAATTGAGATAGGGTTACAATACGAACCTTACCTAGAGGGAATTGCTCAGCAACTTTGATAGCCGCTTCTTGTCCGGGGTAATGTGCTTTGCCTGCATTATCATATTTAGCTTCGTCTGCATCAAAGCAGATGACAATCTCATCAAATGAGTTGAGGTACTCGAAGTTATTCTTTACGTCAGTAACCGCCTGAGAGGAGGAACGGACAGATACAACAGGGAAGCCCCCATTCATCTCATAAGCCGCTAGAGCATCACACTCACCCTCTACAACAGTGATTGAGCGAGCAGACCCAGCAGGGAATACAGATTGACCGAACAGATCAAGTCTGGTGGCGTCCCCTTCAAAGAGGAAGTCTTTCTTATCTCTAAACCTTTTCTTGTTAGCAGTGTGTTTCCCATTTCTGGTGTAAGGGTAAATATGTACATACTTGTCTGCCGTGTTGTCGATGTACGTGACTTTAAATTTCTTGGCAGCGTTTACACCAATTCCCCTATCTTCGAGGGGGAGATGTTTCTCCGGGAGTGGAGTAATCTCTTTCTTGTTATTATAAGCTACTGCTTTCTCTGCAGCGGCTTGTGCTCTTACGTTCAAATTAGCATCACCTTTTTTATATCTTTTTGTGTGATTACATACGAAACAGTATTCATGGTCGTGATAGATCGGAAGAGCACACGTC